TTAACATAAGATATATAATGCGTACTGTAATACCGCTTCTTTAGGCGTGCTAATCGCTAGCGCCAATGCTCCGCAACCCATTGATATTGTTCTTAATCCTAGCCCGTTGTGCTTTTTTGCTATGTGTTCCCATAGCTGTTTTATTCTTGGGTTTTCGTTGCGGTCTGAGTGACATCCTAGTAGCGCTAGCTCTGGGTCAATTCCTGCGCTTTCTGCGAGAAAAACTGCTTCTTCATCAGTCATATACCTAACACCACTCCTAATTTTACTTAGCTTCTGTGGTGATAGATTTAAGTCGTGTGCAATCTGCTTGTCTTGTACATAGTTTTTAGCCTTTTTATAGGCATCTAACAGTTCATTGGCATACATAGTCACCTCCATACTTTTCTTTATCATAGCTGTTTAATCCCCATTTTTCGCTATTTACAATCCCCATTAATGGCAACTAGAATCCCCATAAATCGGAATTTGAAGCTCTCTAAGACTAACCACATCGCTTATGCGTTCCGGACATTCGCCGAGAGCTTCACTCATTAGGCCGCTCTGGTCGCTCCCTAAGCTTCTGGGGTGGCCGCTCAAACAACTTTAGGGGGTTGTCATGCAAACACTCAATTTAGAAAACGCTGTTATTCTCGATACCGAAACCACGGGCCTAGACTCTGGCGCTCGTATCTGTGAAGTTTCAATCATTGATGCTCTTTCGGGTGATGTTCTTTACAGTAATTTGGTTTCACCTCTTCGCTCTATTCCTGATGATGCTCAGAAAATTCATGGCATTACTGATGCTGATGTTCAGTCCTCACCATCTTTTGATTATGTTTGGAATGAAATCAAAGGATTGTTGTTTGATAAAAAAGTTATTACTTACAACTTTGATTTTGATTACCGCATGATTGCTCAATCACTTTCTGACTTTGATTATCCGCTTCAAAACCTTTCTTCTTTTGTTTCTGGTGATTGCGCCATGAATTGGTACGCTGAGTTTTGGGGTCATCCTGACACTGTTGACGGTGGTTACCGCTGGCAATCTCTTACCAACGCTTGCAAGCAACAAGGTGTTGACGTTTCAGACCTTAGAGCACATACCGCCTTAGCTGACTGTGAAATGACACGCCGCTTGATTCATGCTGTTAACGCAAAAATCGAGGCTCGTTAATCATGGCTGCTGAAAAAATCTACTACGACTTAATGCCTGACAACTCCGTATCTGTCTACATTTCCGGCGAATGGGATTATTTCAGCTCTTACACTGGCCTTGTTAACTATCTCAACGCTCAAGGCTTGTATTACAAACTGGTTGATATCACCAACACCACACTGACCGAGCGTCTGGTTATCATGGGGATTGAATCATGAAATTCGCCTGTATGGACTGTGGTACTAACTACGAATCTCCGGTCAATTGCTGCTGTCCTGACTGCCGCTCAGGTATGCTTTATCAGCTTAATATGGACAACGTTCAGGTCTTCGGGAAAAAGTCACAAGGTCACAAAGTGCAATCTGACTATGTGTATCGCCCTAAAAAATCCGGCCTACGCCCTGAGTTTGTTAACCATACCGTTAACGAATACACCTTTATCGAGGACTACGAACAATCACCTGTGATTATCGATTACCTCTGTTTTACCGTTAAATTGGCTGACCTGCGCCACTGCAAAAAAGACGCGCCCTACTCTGGTATTCACTTTCCTGAGGCTCCTAAGTTCTCACAACATCATGCGAAAACGATTGATGATATTGAGGCTTATAACCGCTACTTCCGTGAAGTGACAATGGATTACCTGCAAGAAACGTTAAGACGTTTTATTCAATACGTGCTTGGTTTTAACTACGGCTCACCACGTGGTAAAGGCTTCCAGTTCTACGAGGATTCGTTTGTTTTAACTTCCGAATATGGCGATGACTATTGCGGCCAAGTTGGATTCGGCGGAAATCGCGACACTGTGCATTTTCAGATTACAGGCCACGGCTGCAAACATCTGTTTGCGAATCGCTCTTGTCGTTTCTTGCATCATTGGATTTCAACGGTTTTATGCTGTAAGCAACTCTCGCGTATTGATTTAGCCTTTGATGATTACGATGGTTTACATACTTGTGAGGCTGCGGAAAACGTTTCGCGTCTCGGTGGCTTTAAGCGTTCTCGTGGCTTCAGTCCTAAAGTCTCCAATGGTGATGAATGGGATTGGGACGAGAACGGCAATAAAATATTTTCTCGTGAAGAGCGCAATTTCGGCTCTCGTCAATCGCTCGTATATTGGCGCGTTTATAACAAGAAATTAGAGCGTAATATTACGGCTGAGGATTTTTCGTGGTATCGCTCTGAGGTTGAATTAAAAAAATGGGACACGGATATATTATTAAATCCTGTCGGGGGCTTTGTTGCATTAAATGCTTATGCCGCCTCTTTACTCTCAAATACCGTTGAGCCTGTAATAACAAAAACTAAATCTAGAAAGCGCGTTGCTTGTGATGTATTAGCTGCGTCTTATTGGGCTAAGCGACAATATGGCCGCTTGGTTAATTCTTTACTTGAACTTTATCAAGGCGACTTTGAAAAAGTTGTCACCACCTTGGTTAGGGACGATACGGTTTTATTGTATCCCTCTATGCACCGAAAATTAATTAATGCTTTGGAGTAAATTACTATGTCTCGTCCATCTATTTTTGTATTGGGTATTTCATTCTTCAAAAACGATTTTAAAGGCGAATTCGCACAACTTAATATTTCGCGTCCTCTGAAGCCGCTTAATATTGATAACGACAAGTTTAAAATGACTCGTCGTACTGTTGGTGAATCGGGTGAAGTCTCCAAGTATGACCAGCCGCTAATCATTGACTTTAACTATGCGCTTGAGCTTGAGCGTGTTGGTGCTCTCGTTCCACGCCGTGAGTATGAAGTGGATTTAGGCTTAAATATGGATGACCCTCTTTCGGGCTCTATCGTCACGAAATTAATCCCAGTGGATGAAGAGATTAAAGCCCACTTTAAATCGTGTGGTTTAATTAAATAATGTCTAACTGCGTAATACAATACAACGGCTATTTAATGCTTGCCCCGCAAGGGTTTGATTGTACTTACGTCATATTAACGCCTAGTGAGTTGGAACAATTACAAAGCAATTCGCTAGGTTCGTTAAGTATCGACCCTCAATTATATACTGACGTGACAGGTTATATATTATTGTCCTTTGTGTCGGGTCATATTTTGGGTCGTATTTTAAAAGTCCTCGGTCGAGGTTAATCATTAACTTAGTAAAGAGAGTAAATACTATGAAATTTATCAACGTCATGAAAAAACATGCTTCAAAAATCGTAACTGGCGTAACTGCTGCCGTGGCTTCTTCAAGCTCATTTGCTATTACCGTTCCTGAAGCTATTGATGCTGCGGTTACTGCTGGCCAATCAAACTACACTTTAGTCGTTGTTGGTCTAATCGTAATGGCGGCTACTGGTTTTGGCTTAAACATGATCATAAAGGCAATGCACTAACATGGTAGACCTCGTTTCGGACGTCATCACTATTCTTATTGCTCTTTCAACTGGTGGGGCTTTCGTTTACGGGGTCTACACTGGTATCAACGCCTCCTGATTGGGGGCGTTTTTTCTTACTTCTGGGGGGTTACATGCGTAGCGCAATCAATACCGCTCTTTTCATTCTCTTCTTACTGCTCGCGTTCCTGACCTCCGTTGCGTCTCATGCTGCTGTTTGCCCAATTGGAAATACTCCGTCTTTAAAATGGCCGCTTGGCACTGCTCGTATTGCTTCTGCTTGTGTTGATGGCTGTCGAGCCTCTGAGGGTATCAACGGGCAAGATACTTGGACGTGTTCTGATAAACTTCAATATTGTACGGGCTATTTTGTGACAACTGGTGATACCTGTACTGGCTCTGATGATACTAATGGCACTTGTGACGCTAACGGTACTTGCACTGACAACGGCGGTTCTAATCCTGACCCCGACCCTACGGACCCGCATTATAATCACGTTATAGATGGTCAACTTGCAGTTATGCCCGGTGTTATCTCCGGTCTTGATTCATCATCCGCACAATTAGCAAAGGCTTTACGAATTGGTGCTTATATGAATGCTGAGGTGGCTAAATCCACTCATATAATTTCACCTTTACTTGCTGACTTAATTGATGTTTCTCGCGGTCAAAGAAATATACTGTCAAATATGGCTAATAAGCCAACTCCTAATTATTCAGAGCCTTTGTATTCCATTTTAAACACACTTAATAATATTAATAATGGCGGCGGCTCTGGTAATGATTACTCATTTGATATTTCCAATATAAAAGGAAATACAGAAAGAACGCATAGGGCGCTGTTAAATCAAAAATTATCTATTGATATGACCAATATGAATACCCGTCTTACTAAAGATGCGGTGTTAACATCTAATCAATATCTTGATAATATTATGATGACGCTTGAAAACATTGATTCTAATATGGGTTCCGGCTCTGGCGGCGGCGATAATTCTGGTGTAATTAATGCACTTAGCAATCAAACCACTGAAATTAAAGCTGGTTTAAACTCGCTAGGTCAAGGCATTGACAGCCTTAACGATGCGCTCTCCACTGGCTCTTATGTTAGTCGTGAGTTCAAAGGAAAAGTCGATTTTGATACTGTTGGCCTTTATAAGCCTGATTTGCTTGAGTCCGTTCTTGCTGATACTGAAGAGTTAAAACAGCAATATGAGCAACAAATTGATGAGTTTAAAAAGATATTTAGCTTTGATGTGTCGCAATTAAACAGCGGTCAATATAAAGAGCATTCATTAGACTTTGTATTACCCAACGGAAAACAATTAAATTTAAAGTCCGGCGTATTACCTGCTTTTATTGACCAAGCAAACTTAATCGCCGCCGTTATTTTATTTGTCGCATCAATCATCGCGGTTAAAGCAATTCTAGGGAGTCGTAAATAATGGAATCATTATTATTAATCGTTCAGTCAATCGGTGATTTCTTTCAGACTATCATTGATTTCTTTTTGAACATTCCAGATTACTTCGAACAACTAACCATTTTTATTAATGCTTATTATATTAAGTTGAAGCTGAAATGGATGGTTTATTCTTTGGTCTTTGCCTATAAAACCGCCTCATATTTATTAAATGATATTGGATTTACTCAAATCATCATATTAACGTTTAATGCTTTGCCCGACGAGTTGCGCTTTTATGCTTTCCTTTTCAAGATACCACAGGCGATAAACATTATATTTACAGGCTTTACCACTGCGTTTGTTATTTCGGTATCGAGGTTTTAACGATGGCTATCACGATTAGAACGGGTGCTAATGGCTCTTATAAGTCCGCTTATGCTGCTTACTTTGTTATTTTTGAAGCACTAAAGGCGGGGCGCGTTGTTGTCACGAACATTGAAGGGATGCAGCCACTTGATGCTATTCAGAAGCGTCTTGATATAGAGTTCCCGTCTACTACTCGCCTTATTCGTATCTTCTCAAGGGACGCGGAAGGGATTGAACTCTGGCAACACTTTTTTTGTTGGTGTCCTCTTGGGGCGCTGATTGTCATTGATGAGTGTCAGGACATCTTCTCTAAAAACATTGGGTTCAGGATGGATAAAGTATTTTATCGTCCTTTGTCTGAATTCTTGCCAAAACTTCCCAAGGATTACGAATCGTTTTTTTACTCTCGCTATACGCCTGCTGATATGACTAATTTAGACCCGTCTGAGACTGACGACCGAGGTCGAGCAGAATATGACGACCAAGGCCGCATAATCTACCCGTTTTCTTTTAATGAGGGTTTCCAGCGTCATAGAAAATATAACTGGGATATTGAGTTGTTATCGCCTGATTGGGGTCAAATTGATTCAGCAATCCGCGCACCGGCTGAGCAATGTTTTTTCCATAAAGGCCGTGACCAATTCTTTTGGGCAAAGCGCAAGCCTTACATCTATAAGCACGCTAAAAACACATCAACGCCAGTGATACCAAAGGGCAAAGACCCTAATCTTACCAAGAAAAAAATACCGCTTGATGCGTTCTTGCTCTACAAGTCAACAGCGACGGGTATTGCTCGTGCTTCTGGCGCTCTCAATGTGTTAGCGAAAAATCCGGCACTCATTGCGGTTTTTCTAATTATCATTTTAGGCATAGGATACTTAACGTATGGTTTATCCCGTCTGGTTTTTGGTTCTTCTTCGGAGATTCAGGACGCGCAATCGAACTCGACTCAATCTAGCGTTCCTCAATCGTCCAGTGTCAGCAATAAAGCGGATTCTTCGTCTAATTCTTCTGTATCTGATGGTAGGAATAGCAATACGGCTGCTGGTCGTACCGATAGTCCATCTGGTTCTGGGCGTTTAGATGGTCTTCGCTCGATGCTCGGCCTATATGATATTCAAAACTTGTACTACACGGGCCATACCACAAAAAAAGGGCCAAATGGTTTCAAGTTCTTTATTACGCTCGAGGCCAAAACACCCGAGGGAACGTATTATTTTGATGATACGTTTCTCGCGGCCAACGATATCAAATATGCTCACTATGATGATTGCTTGCTCAAGCTGACAAAAGACAACATGAATCTAAACGTATTTTGCAAACCGCGCGCACTGGATACGCCAGTTCCTGAACGCGCCGAAGTCAAACTCAACTCTATTTTTTAAGAGGCCGCTTAGCGGCCTTTTTACTGCCAAGCGATAAATGACATACCGATTTGCGCGAGTATGTCAAAAAATGACATACCAACCCCGTAGGGATAAGAGAGCGCGTGCGCGAACGATGCACCAAGCCGCCCGACTAGGGTTAGTGGTTCTCTAGATTCAATCGGCGCGGTTTCTAACTGCCTATGCTTATCGACATGCTGCCACCCTTCATCCTGCTAGAACATCCCCTCGCAGAGCCTCACCGCATCAGTGGGGCTTTATGCCACTGCAACCCTATGGACGTTCAGCGTTTGGGCTTTGCGAGTGTCGAGCAATGCCCTTGCCTCTTTCATACAGGATCATTTATTGAGAATTAGGATCTTTGCTCGTGAGAGAGCGCGGACGACGACGAGGACTGAGGAGGAGGAGCGAGAGCGAACGAGAACCCCCGTCTTGTACTACGGGGGTACTTTCCACCTAACTATCAGGCTTAGCGGTGTTTTTTCATTATTCTTTTGTAGTAATATGCAACAAAACAAGTAAAGGTGATTTTATGAAAGGTACTGCTTTAGGGCTTGTGGCTGTAATACTGGCGGTCTTAGGTTTAATGACGCCGTTTGCGGGAATTTTTATCTCAGGACTGTCTGGTATTTTTGCTGTTTCCGTATACAAAAATCGTGATTCTTATGCACTTGCTGCACTCGTTTTAAATCTACTTAATTTGACTCTTTTTTCACCACAGACCTTGCTCATGATCATTGGCCCAAGAGATTCAACATTACTAAACAATCTGCTTTTTTCAGATACCGACAATGAAATGATATATATATATTCTTCGATATTTTTTCTGCAAGTTATTGGGTTAGTACTTTACGTACAAAGCTATCGCGTAACTAATAAAGTGGGTAGGCGCACAAGAATCGAGCCCAAGTGATATTTAACTCCCAACACTCATTAATAATATAAATATCAATATTAAGTTAAGATCATATTTTCGATGAAAATCAAAGAAACATAACTCCTCATAACTGATACTACTAACTTATGTATTGCTTAGGAGGAATCTATGGACAATAAAAAACACAGAATTCTATATGGCCACTATTCTAAAGAATGGTGTTATGGGATTAATACAAAAGAAGAACTTAAGGCAATGTCCGAAGAGGTAATACCTGAATCTTTTACGTTAGACATGAAAGGCAAGGTTTTCTGTCCAATTTGTGCCACACCTATCTCTAGAACTCCATCAGATAAGAGTTTTTCTACAAATAGTATAACAGCCCACTTTAAGCATCGAAGTTCAAAAAAATATCCCGAGAGCAAAGATTGTCCTTGGAGAGTCAATCAGCCTCAAGGGTTAAAGTACGTTAATGAGGAAGATGTACAAAAAGCGATAGAGTCGAAAAGCCTTGTTGTAGTTAGTGGGTGGAAAAAAGAACCACCTTCTAACGAAGTTGATGATATAGATGTGAATGGTGAATATACAAAAACAGCTATTGAAGATGAAAATGGTTCGGAAACACTAGTTCCAATTGGGCGGCATACTGGTAAGGAGTATAGTGCTCCTTCGAATATTTCAACAGTTATGTCTTTATGTAAAGATTTTCCAGAAAATCTTAGAAAAGGGTTCTATTTCCCCAATTCTCAATATCCAATGCTCCTATCTGATCAACTCTATCCCACCATCAAAATTAGTGAGGATTTACCAAAGAAAGAAACCCTATTTTTTGGTAAAATACTAGAGTATCGAACACTGAGTTTTAGACATGTTATCGAAATTAGCGCTGGTAAGTATAACTTTAAGATTTATACAAAGCCTGAACATGATGAAAGGAAACATTTAGATGCTACATCTGTAGGTCGATATTTGATATTTTCAACATCACTTTATTGGGAATCAAAAAATAGTACTGTTGCTTGCAAAATTGATGATTGGGGAGCTTATAGTGTTTTACCGAGAAAATACAATCCTTATATTCAGCAACTAGAGAAATAACACTTTTAGTTAAAGCCCCTTTCGGGGCTTTAACTAATCTTTAATTCTACTAATCGCCCTTGCGAACTTGAGCAGTTTAGATAGTGTTTTCACATCGTTGACAGCCTCAATTTCTAACAATGCTATACCTGCTAAAATTTCTTGGGGTGTCACAAGCTGCCCTGTCGGCAATTCCATTCTGTTATAGTGCATTTTGAATTGCTCCCAGGTTGTGCATGAACTGAGTTCGCGTCCTTTCGCCATCCTCATTAGTCGCTTACACTCCCTTGGTATCTCTTTTCCTTTATCCCACCCCTTGACCACGGTCACACTTTTAAAACAAAGTTTTGCGGTCTCTTCTTCACTTAATTTGCACTCAAATTCACGAAAAACAAAGTTTTTGGTCATTTCGTGATACTTCATGGTGATATCTCTCAGAAACGAGAGATATTATAATTAATGCGTATGCAACTGTATTAACCATAACCGCAAATAATGCGCACTTTAGTATTATTAAATTGAAGTAGAAGCAAAAATGCCAAGCGTTGAGAATCCCTCTTAAATTGCTTGTTATGTTACTTGAACCCAAATGGATAACGCTACTTACCTGCCAAGTCATGCGTTACTATTATGGGAACAATTATATCTACTATTTCTTCCATTTGTTCGTCTGAAAATGGAGGTCCATTACGTAGGACCTTATCAATCTGAACCAAGTAATCGGATGAAAACTCAGTATCATCCGTTTCATCTTGCCCATATATGTCTTCAATTAGTCCATCTAATTCAGCTTCGATAAAGTCTTTAAGTGAAGAAACATTATTACGTCCTAAACAAGATTTAATTTCATTCCTAATTCTTACTTCTTCTTGATTTGTCAATTCAAACTCCTAGTTGACTTGGTAACATAACGCCCGGCTAAGGGGTTGACAACGCACCGCCGAACTCAAAAAACACACCGTAAACACTGAACTTTAATTTTGTACTAAAGCCGCCACGCGTTGGCTGATCCGCACCACCAGTTTTGGACACCTAATTAAATGCGCATCTGTAAAAAGTGTCGCACTTCAAACTTGATACTAAGAAAGGCCTCTTCATCCTTGCTGGCTTTTTAGTTGAGTCATTAAGCTCAGCAAGCATCTCTGAACTCATAGAATTAATTAGCTCGGATTGAAATTCTAGTTCATCTAACTGAATCGTTATGACGTTCTCGCACACTTCATCAATTAGAACAGCTCGGATAGGACAAGCTTTAGTCAGTTCAACAAACCTATTATCAAAAGAAGCAAAAAACGGGATACAGAAATCTCCTTCATAACTCTTTGATGCCATAGTCTCTTGATATCGAAGCGCAAAAATGTCCCACGACATACCCCTCAATTTTCCCTTGGTTTTCTTACCAATTTGGCTCACAGGGTCGAAAAATCGCAAACTCTTCCCATATTTCATCAACTTCCAAGCATAGTACAATTCCGTTTTTGGGAACTTCTCTAAGCCCAATATACAAAACTCTATCAATTCACCTAGATTAGATTCAATGCTGGCAGTTTTATTCTGCTTGAGGAGCACTGCCTTCAATAAAACAACATAAAGCAACATTCTCCGTTGCTGAAAGCCTTTAATTTCTGGGCTAGAGTGAAAGGCATAAAGAGTATCAATAGTCCTCTGTCCAGCCTGCGCTCTAGTCTCATTAAAAATTGGATTCTTTATACAAAACGACTCTTTTTCATAAACCAAATTATCAAAGCGTTTCAATGCCCTAATTGTATTAAATGGTCTGTGATTTTCAGGCTTCATGGAGTCATAATAATTTTCTATTATGAAAAATGAGTAGTCGAAGTTAAAGCCACTATCAGCGCCTTCCTTGATGAGTCGAACCAACTTTTAAAAGTCCTGCTCTGATTTATCAAGATCTTTACCATCCTCCCATATACGAAAACGTTCAGCTGCGTTTGAATCTAAACTAAGAGAGTAATCAATGGGTAATTTAATCTGCCCTTCATTCCACGTTCTGTCATACAACTCATCAGAAAAAATAGTAATCCGGAGCCATAAAAGTACTTTTTAAGTGTCGGACACTCATCTTCTATAGATTTTAGAGACATATTAGCAAAATCACCTTCAAGGTGATTTGTTGAATATATTAGTTTAAAACCATGAAATGTATCTCTATTAGGCTCGATTAAATCTGAAAAACTTAGCTCAGTATCGTGATGCACTACTAAGTTAAAAGCTAGTTGTAATCGGTCAAATCGCTCTTTTCTTGTTTCCACTTAACACTCCATTTTTGAATGTATTGCTAACGCCCAATTAAGTAGCCCAAAACGCAACGACCAACTTTCCGCACAACGCCGTAAACACTAAACTCAACGCAAAACGAAAATGCCACGCGTTGAGGGTTTGCTTGAATTGTTTGTTATATTCGTAGCCTATTGATTAAAAAGCTGTTCTACCATTTTCATTGGTAAGAACATACGAATACGCCCATTATGTTCACACAATACTTCAAAACCAAACTTCGTATAGAACGCTTGAGCGGAATCTGTCAGACAGTCCACAACAATTGCGTATACCCTCATGTGGTGATTCACTTCCCACAAGTACTTCAGTGCGCGAATTAGACTAATTTTTCCGAGCCCAGAGCCATGATACTCTTTGTGCACAGCTAATTGAGCCAAAAGAAAAACAGGGATTGGATACCTAGGAAGTTTCTTTGCTAGTTGTACTGGCAATGTTTCTCGACTGATTGAACTCGGTGCAACATTATAAAATGCACAAATAGCGAATTTTTGATTTAACAGTGGTTGAGCACTAGGTAAAACCATTGTTCGGCTAATACCTGCTTGCATGTGCTTTGCAGCTTGAGTTTTGATAAATGTGTTTAGCTCTTGCTCTCCACAGTCAAATGAATCGCGGTCATGCTTTGACTTACTAAGTTCTACAAACTCTTTACCCCAACTCAC